AAGTTAATAAGTGAGATTAAGGCTATGCCAGTTGGCGAGGTTAATCTATGTTACGCTGGTGGTCTGGCATTGAACTGTATCGCCAACAGAGAGATTATTAAGAACACACAATTTGAAAATTTACATGTGCCACCATTCCCTAACGATACGGGACTGGCGATAGGGGCCGCACTATATGTCTGGCACCATGTGTTAGATAATTCAAAGACAACAGAATACTTTAGTCCATACACAGGACCAGATTATAAGGTAGGCACACCAGATGTACAGAGGGTGGGTGAGTTGATACGAAAATGGAAGATAGTGGCATACTTCGAGGGACGTAGTGAGAGTGGTCCAAGGGCACTAGGACATAGGAGTATATTCGCTAACCCAAATATGCCAGATTTGAGAAAGATATTGAACGAACAGGTAAAACATAGGGAGTGGTATAGACCATATGCCCCTATCGTCCCTGAGGAATATGCGGACGATTGTTTCGTGGATTATAACAAGTGGTCACCATATATGCAGACGAGTGCCATAATAAAACCAACATTCAGAGGACACCTCGCAGGTGTTAATCATGTTGACAATACGACAAGACCACAGATACTAAAGAAAGAACATAACCCGACACTATATAATATAATACTGGCGAGTGGGTTACCCGCTATATTGAATACGAGTTTTAACTATCAGGAACCTATTGTAGAGACACCTGAACAAGCGATGGCAACGGCAGAGAAAATGCCTATTGACGCATTAGTAATTGGAGAAAAAATATATGAATACAAGTGAGAAGATTGACCACGTAGTAGATTGGATAAAAGACTATGCTTCAAAACACCATTTTGATACATTAGTCGTGGGTATATCTGGTGGTATAGATTCCGCGGTAACATCAACTCTATGTGCCATGACTGGACTAAGAACAATGCCTATCATTATGTCTATCCGTAATAAAGACATACTGGCATTAGAACACACGTGGTGGTTAGATGAGAAGTTTAATAACGTAAGTCGCAGAGTAATTAACCTAGAAAAGATATTCACAGAGTTTGAACATGGCAGTAAATATATAGGGGCAGATAGTGAGTTGGCATTTGCGAACTCCCGCAGTAGATTAAGAATGATGATGTTATATCAGATAGCACAATCTAATAATGGATTAGTTGTAGGCACAGGTAACAAGTGTGAGGACTTTGGTGTGGGTTTCTACACGAAGTATGGAGATGGTGGTGTAGATATATCACCTATCGCAGACCTATATAAGAGTGAAGTCTACCACATGGCGGAACATTTAGATATCATTAAGAAGATTATGGATGCCGCACCAACTGATGGTCTATGGGAAGATGGTAGAACAGACGAACAACAACTAGGTTATAGTTATGATGATTTGGAGAGGGCTATGAAGGCAGATTTGTCTGGTGAGATAGTCGAGGATCCTAATCTTATAAATGTTATAGAGAAGTTTAGAACAATGAGGGGCAGAAACAAACATAAGATGTCTATGCCACCCGTATGTAGTATGGAGAAGAAATAATGGAATATAGAAGATTAAACGTAAGTTTTATTGGACTTGGTAAGTTAGGTAAGATTGCGGCAGAAACATTGGCAGAGGAACATAATGTCTATGGGTATGATATAAACCCAGAAGCGGGCAAGTATATGGAGAATGATGTCCAGAGATGTGTCTCACTAGAGGAATGTGTAAAGGGTAGCGAAAACTGTCCCAGTGGTAGAGATGTTATATTGATTGCGGTACAGACACCACATCACCCAGACTATGATGGCAGAGAACCAACAAGTCACCTAGAACCAAAAGATTTTGACTATGAACATATCATCAACGTTGTAAAAGATGTAAATGAATTGGCAGACCCAGATACTACTATCGCGGTAATATCAACTATGTTACCTGGTACGGTGAGAAGATACATCGCACCATTAGTGACAAGATGTAAGTTTGTTTATAACCCATATCTTATCGCACAGGGTACCGTGGCAGATGATATGAGAAATCCAGAGATGATAATGATTGGTACGGCTAATGGTGATGAACATGAAGACGTTAAAATGTTATATGACCTGTATGACCCATTAGTAAAAGATGGCACACGATACGAGATTGGCACATGGGAAGAGATGGAGGCAACAAAAGTCTTCTATAATACTTTCATTAGTGCTAAGTTAGGTATAGTCAACATGATACAAGATGTGGCTATGAAGATAGGACACATGGACGTTGATGTCGTCACAGACGCATTGAAGAATAGTGATAAACGTATCATGGGACCAAACTACATGAAGGCAGGATTTGGTGATGGTGGTGGTTGTCACCCAAGAGACAATATCGCCCTACGAGTGTTGAACAAGAGATACCATATGGGGTATGATTTATTTGACGCTATAATGAAGGCGAGAGAAGAACAGGCGAACAACATGGCACAGTATTGTCTAAACTACGATATGGACGTGGTCATACTTGGCAAGTCATTCAAACCAGGACTGAAAGATGATCCATCAGGTAGTCCATCTATGTTAGTGGGTTGGTACATACAAGCCGCAGATGCTAGTAAGAACGTCTATTACGATAAGGCACCAGATGAAGGGGCATATACCTATCTGATACATGATAAGGCATTAATGCCAGAACGTTTCAATCCAGGTAGTTGTATCATAGATCCATACAGGGAACTGAAACATTCTGACCAGACGAAACATTGTGTGATAAAATATTATGGTAACAGTAGACCAGTGATAGATGGTATTCAATCAAGGTTTCCAATACCAATGCCAGAAGGATTTTAAATGAACACACTATACGTCCTTGTTATCACCCTGTGGGGTCTAACCGCAGAGGGCACTTGGGTAGGTGTAGGTAATCAACTGGTGTTGAACGAGCCAATGGAGAAACACGAGTGTGAGGAGCATATGTTAAGATGGTCTTGGCATGAGAGTAACGAGTATTATAATTTTACCATGAGTTGCGAGGAAGTGTGAAGTATCTATTTGGATTTCCATACTACGTCTATACGATAGATCCAAAGAGTTACGACAAACAAAAGATAGACGCTGACATACTCAACAACTATTATATCAATCCCGTGAGGAATAAGTGGGATAGTAAGTCCTATATGGATTCTAACCTACACCACAGTAATAGTGATAGAGATAATCCACACTTCAGGGAGATAAACTATACGAAGTTGATGAGGCAGTATAAGATGTTATTCACATCTTTTCTAAACGACCTAGATATGCCAGATGCACAGGCAGACTTTACCATCACTAACTATACAGCGATGAAGAATGGTCAGTATATGAGGAAACATAATCACATAGGAGATTGTGATTTTACCTGTGTTCATTATTTTAGATACAACCCAGAGGAACACCCATCGACAACATTCTATAACCCAAACAATGGTGCGAACTCAATACGTTATCTAAGACCCAATCACTATAACAAGTTGAACATAACAAAACCAGAACATAGTTTTAGGCTACCATTCTTCCAACTACCCGCAGTAGAAGACGAGATACACATAATGCCAAGTGAAGTAGAACATGAGGTGCCCCCATTCGTTTCTGATGAGTTAAGGGTCACAATCGTTGTAAACCTTAGTATTAAGTGAAAAAACAACGTCATATTTACACGAGGCCGAACGGAAAGGGATACGGTAGTATGATTATACCCAGTGGATTTACGGATTTGTTAAACTTTTGTGAAACAAATATTTCAATGACTATATAATAATTCAAACAGGAGGCTTTATGTCTAAAGCATACTTTCAACAACTTTTAAAAAAGGTAATCAAAATGGAACTAGGTAATCCAGTAATAACAGCATTGGTAGGACTTGTTATATTCTATATAGGTCTAAAGATGTTTTCAGGTGGTATGAAATCTATGGGTAATTTGGAACACCTATCTTACTTCACAAATAATATAGTTTTCATGTTCTTTGGTGGTATTGTTATGACTTTGTTGTGGCAATCTTCATCATTATCAACAACGGCAATTATTGCCTTGGTCGCTTCTGGTGCCATACCATTACCTGCGGCTATAGCCTGTGTCCTGGGTGCCAATCTAGGAACGACAGGAACGATATGGTTGGCAGGGGTATTAGTATCTGATGGTATGCCAAAAGGTGATACACTACGAATTGCTATTGCCCATACAGGGGTCAATCTATTCATGGCCGCTACATTATTGCCATGGGTTGGGGCAATTGCTAAATTTTTGACCAGAATTACATAGAACATTACAAGAACAAATGGGGTGTTGCGAAAATACAACACTCCTAATCTAATAAGTTGTTGAAAAACAACACTTTTAATTTCACTTTTTTTTAATTTTTTTGTTGACTTTCATGGTATTTCCGTGTATAACTGTATGTATTATGAAAAACAAAAAACAAATTATATTATTTTATATAACTTTCGCCTTGATTATCTGGTTTGGATTTTACCAGTGGAATGAACAACTTGCTTTAGGGGCTGTCTAATGATTGAATTTTTTACTGTTATGATGGTACTAACTCTTATTGCTTTAGTTGTAGGATTATGGTTCGCTATAGTTCTTGGTACTCTTAGACTTGCGTGGAGATACGCTCCACAATTAATCTTTATCGCAATATTATTTGTGATTGCTTTTCAGGTGGTTGCCTAATGTTTACTTCATTTGTTATACTGATGATTGTCCTAATACTTTTCATCTTCTTACTAACGAGGTTCTTCTAATGTTTCATGTAGTTTATTCCAGACACCTACACGATAGAGAAAAAAGTTATGGTTCTTTCGAGTCCAGATGGACAATATTGAGAAACGTGCCATACTCTAAGATTGGTGATTATACGACAGAGAAATTAATTAAGATGGCGAGTAGATATGATATCAAGTACAAGGCATATATTGATACCACTTACTCACAACAAGAACAAGACCAGTGGGACAAAGACCAATGTTACCATACTGAGTGTTATGTTGTTGATGATGAGGATTACTACAAGACATATAGAGACATCTACCCGGACACTTATATACCGGGTGCGATTGACGAGAAGGAAGATTACTTCCACAACTATGGACAGATGAGTACGTTCATGTTAGAACAAGACTACGGGAGATAGATTATGAAATACAAACTTAACCAACAAACCTTAATAATAATATTGTTGTTATTATTAGTATTAAAACAATATGGAGTATTATAATGGACGAATTGAAAATGATTGAGAAGATGGACGAGTTACTGGACATGATTAACGGTAACGAAAAATCAAAAACAAAACTAATGTATGTTCAGAGGAAACTTCTGGCCATCAAACAGAATGCCCAATCCAGGGTAGATGAGACGGAGCAAGAATATGCTCCAGACCACAAGGATCCATATGAGACTTGGTTGGAGAACGAGAGAACAGAGAGGATCCTTAGTAATTTATAACGCTTGACATTTGGCAAGTTTTATGATATAATAAACAATATGGCATTAATATACACACATAACAGTTCACCTCGTAAGTATAAGAGAGTTATTAAAAGTAAGTCATACTATGAGGCAAAGAAACAACAAGACAAGTTATTGAAGTCTATGGGTATTGATCCATACAGACGATTAAGAAAACCACGAGTTACATTACCACTAGACCAAGTTGGTAAGTTACAAACATATAACGCCCCTGTGGCTCAATTGGTAGAGCAGACGATTTGTAATCGTCAGGTTGCAAGTTCAAGTCCTGCCGGGGGCACCAAACCAGTTTCTAACGTCAAGTTAGAAGTAAGTAAGAAGTTCACGGTCGCTCCTGCTTACAACAAGGGTCCATCTATGGTAGTTGGACGTAAAGATATAAAAGATATAGGAAGGTAATACATTATGGCTACTAAAAAACAAATACTTGAAAACACTTTATCTATCGAAGATATAATCAAAGAGTTTAACTCCTACAAAACTCCTGAGAGAAAGGCAAGTTTCTTATTGGAAATGTCAACACTAAATCTTCCATACAAGATTAACTGGAAGAACCTCGCAGACGCATGGTTGGGTAACAAGGCATGGCCTGAGAAGACACCACAACAAGGTGAAGATGATGAGGCATGGTGGGAGAAAGAGAAAACTGTTAATGAGAAGATATTATCAGACAACGTTGAACCTATACAAGGGCAAGACGATAAACCATTAACGAGGGAAGAAGTTGAAAGCCTTATCTAGTATATTACTGTTAACAGTATTGGGTTGTTCCAATATGGGTATGACAGATAGGACGGTACATAGCCAGATGTTTATAGACCATCTGAACAATATGCCATCTGGTAAATCTAGTTATCTCATGTGGCACAACCCACAGACTGGTAACAAGGGTGATATCAAAGTCACCAGAAGTTACATAGATAATGGTTTTAAGTGTGCGGATTATACATCGACCGTATCCATCAAAGACCAATTCCCTATCTATACCATATCAAGTTTAGATAGGTCAACTGAGTTTGGCACGGCATGTATGTTGCCAGATGGACGTTGGTTGATTACAGAAAGGGTACTATGAAGTGGATTAATCTAGCCATAATGACGGCAATATTGATTAGTATATTGTGTATCTACTCAATTACGAACACGGCAGTTGGTCATCATATCGCCACAACTCTCATGCCAAAAGAGACGGCAAGTAATTGTGTGATAGAGAAAATCTATACACCAGACAAAGAGATCCTAGTGGAAACTAAGATGATTTGTAGTGATGGTAATGTGGGTCCAAGTTACTGGTCTCTATTCGCAGAGTTTTATTATCAAGGTGTTTCCGTCCCGGAATACTGTCGATATGTGGAAGGCAAGTTTGGTTTGCCTAAGAAAGTATGTTTAAATAAAGACGGGAGTTGGAGGCAATAATGATTAAGTTTTTTCTAGGCATGTTTATATGTTACGTTCTGGTATCCATATTTGGTATGGGTGTCTTTACTGACATATGGGATGGCATGATGAATATTTTTAACAATTTTAAGGAGGTGAGTATCAATGAATAAGATATTAACTATAATAATGATTACTTTTCTTGTGGCTGCTTGTAGTAACACAACCAAAGTAACAAATGAAGGCACTACTAAAACTGGCATGATTGAAAACATACCTAGTTGGTATAGTGAGAAAGTAGGCAAGAAAGGTGTCTTTAATCAAAAAGACAAGTTCTATGTTTACGGTGTAGGTACATCAACATCACCAGACTTACAACTTGCGATGGAGAAGGCAAAGATTATTGCCAAGGCTGATATCGCTGATGTGTTACAGGGTGAGATTAATGGTAAATCTCAAACTTACATAGAAGAAGTAGGGCAAGATGGTGCCAAGACTACTGTAACGGAAACAAACAATACTATCATTAACATAATTAAGAACACTAAGGTTCAAGGTTATGAACAATGGAAGATTGAGGTTTCTATAACACCAAACAAAGAATACAGAGTTTGGATGGGGTTAATGTTGCCACTTGGTGATTACAATAAACTTAAAGACTATGTAAAGGCGGAGACCGCAATACAACTAAATAGTATATCTAAAGGTGAAGAACGATTTGAGGACCTAGAGGAAGAGATTTCCGCAGTCCCAGTTCCTAATGTAACTATAGGAGAATTACTATAAGATGTATAAAGTATTTACAAAACCCAACTGTACTTTTTGTGTGAGAGCGAAGGGACTACTTGATAGTCTCAATATCCCATACGAGACGTATCACTTGGGTTCATCAACTGAAGGTGGTGACGGAAACTATTCCGTCACACTAGACCAAATGTTTGAAATGATTGGCAAACCTGTAAGAAGTATGCCTCAGATAATGGAAGATGATAAACTCGTGGGTGGATTTACAGACCTACGAGAACACTTAATTAACGAAGGCAAGATTAATTTCGCAGGCGATAAACTATGAACGGAAAAGTATTAGCATTCCCTAGTGGAGAAGAAATCAAGGTCAATAAGATAGATACCACGCAGAAAAAGATATTAGATACACAATCTAAACAATATGCGGACTCACTTACTGACGACCTGGTCATACAGGTCATTGGTTCTCTACAGAATGAGGGCATGGATATTGGAAAGTCTAATGGTGATAAAACATTTTTAGATGTTGGCATATTCCTAGAGGCATTCCGTGGCATGGTCTATAGAGAGTTAGATATTTCACACCCATTCCATGACGTAACAAATAACTTGATGTACGTTGAGAAGATGGGTAAGAAAAAATACTCCGTTGCCAACTATTCAGGCACGGAGATAAATTCTACCACAACTGAACTAACAGATAATGACGTTGAATTTGAAAGCGAGATTGACCTAGATGATACTGATTGATTATTCACAGATAGCGATTGCTAACTTAGTTATTGCCCTAAAACAAGAGGGTAACTTACCAACACCAGAGATGGCACGATACATGATACTGAATAGTATCCGTGGTTATGTCCATCAACACAAAGAAGAATATGGACCAGAAGTTGTTATTGCTGTCGATGGCAAACACCCATGGAGACGAGATATCTTCCCGGCATACAAAGCCAAACGTAGGGAACGTAGAGAAGGTGATGACCATAGTAACACAGATTTAATCTATGAATATATGGACATCATTCGTAGAGAGATAGAAGAAAACTTCCCATACAAGACCATCAAGTTAGATGGTGTAGAGGCAGATGATATCATCGCCGTTTGTGTGAAGAAGAACGTTGATGGTAAATCCATAATCATTAGTTCAGACAAGGACTTTCAACAACTACAGAAATACCCTAACGTAACACAATACTCACCAGTATTGAAAAAGTTTTACGAGACAGATAGTCCACAGGAGTATATCTACGAACATATACTACGAGGTGACGCAGGTGATGGCATACCAAACTATCTATCACCAGATGATACCTTTATCAATGGTATAAAATCTAAACCTATAATGAAGAAGAAACTTGTTGGTTGGATTGATACGTTGATGAGAGGTGATGACCCAAAAGAATTTTGTAATGAATACCATCTTAGAAACTTCCAACGTAATCAGAGACTTATAGACTTTGATTTCATACCAGAAGAAATCCAAGATGATATATATAAACAGTATGAAGAAAAAGAACCAAAGGGCAAAAACGCAATATTGCCCTATTTAATTAAGAATGATTTACAATCATTGATTGGAAAGATAGAGGAGTTTTAAGATGGCTGATAATTATAACCTTTCGTACCACGAGATACTTACCAAGGTAAACAATAAGAAAGATAAACCAGGTAAGATTGAGATACTACGAAGATATGATACAAATGAATTAAGAATGTTTTTGAAGGGCGCTTTCGACCCTAAGTGTGAGTGGTTAATGCCTGAGGGTAAACCACCATATAAACCAAACGAGGCACCACTGGGTACTGAACACACATGGTTGAAACAAGAAGTTAAGAGAATGTTTCACTTCCTAAAAGGTGGTAACCCACAACTGTCCCAGATGAAAAGGGATAACATGTTTATCCAGATGTTAGAGGGATTATCTAGTGAAGAGGCAGCGTTATTAGTCCAGGCAAAGGATAGTGAGTTAAATAAACATTATAAGGGTCTTACAGCCAACTTAATCAAAGAGGCATTCAATTGGGACGATAACTTTATGCGAATAAATAAGTAAGTTGTTGAAAAACAACACTTTTAATTTCAATTTAATTGTCGATTTATGTTGACAAATCGCTTGTTTTGGTATATATTAGTACCATAATAACAAGAAAGATTACATTATGAGACTTGAAAAATTTGAAATTATGAAAAGAATTAAAAACATCGCTGACCAGACTAACGATGGTGATGTGAATACTGACTTAGAGAAATTACTATCGATACTAAAAGACGCTGACCACATTGATGTTGGATTTATACCATCATGTTATGAAGGTCATAAACTAAGAAGTCACGTTATGGTTGACAGAGGCGACTTTAAATCATTAGTACATGAAAGTGAGGCTCTATAATGTCAAAGATTAAAAACTTTTTATTTGATGAGGCAGAAAAAGCCTTAGATGTTTGTTTAAATAAACTTAAAACTGAACCAGTAAGTGACGTTTTAACTTATGCCAAATCATTACATGTTGATTGGAGTTTTGCTGGATTCACGGCAGACTACGATAACCAAGATGATTGTTGGGCAGAATTTGAGTCCTATCTTTGGGCGAATAAATAGTAGGAGGTTTATATGAGATTTTTTTCAATTACTTTTGTCATCGCAGGGTTGATTGCCTTCGCGGTTGCCAACGACCAGTTCAATAAACATAGATGTACGGACGATGGCTGTAAAGATTTTTATGACGGTAAAGTTGATAACACACCCGCACCAATCGTAAAGATTGAACCAATTAATTACATAATAAACACAACAGGTGG